AAAGCCCAGATCAAGTCAGAGTTATCTGAATTGTCTGGGTCTATCAAAACTGTATCTGTATACACAATACCCCATCTTGATTATCAAGATGATCTTAGGCATCTAAAATCTTATGGGTTCAACATACACTTCTATGGTGGGGTGTATCATACGTCCCAATCTAAGTCGATACGTGGATTGAAGTCAGCCGTAACCAGGATGCGTAAGTCAGGAAAGATCACTAACGCTAGCTACAGTAGACTGTGTACTATCTTCAATGCTTGTATTGGGTTCAACATTGGGAGAAAGGTGCAGGAAATGATTGTTAATGATTTCGGAGTAGGTTGGGAACACAATCCTTTTGCTATCAACAAGGCATGGGATCAACTCTACATATACTTGAGGCAAAAAAACATATACCGAACCAATGACTATCGTGAAGAAGCTGGCAATGCTTCTCTGTTCTGGATACCTGATGATCCTCTTCAAGATATGAGAGACAAGGATACCAGAGGCATTATATATTCTGAGCATACAAATAATTTTTTCAGTGTAAACGATTCACTTGGATCACCTGATAGATGTTGGATCAGGCAAGCGTCACCTGCTCGCATGACTTTGGATGAAGTGCGTGAACATGTTCAATGGGATTTAGGAGAGGGAAGGAGCTATGACAAACTCGGAAAGGATATCTTGGAGGAATTTAGACGAAAAGCTAGCGAAGATCAGAGGGAAAAGGGACAAGAAGATAGTGTTCAATAGAACATTAGAACCAATGCAATCTAAAAAAAAGAAGGGGGTAACGAGAGAAGAAGTACAACTTGCTGTTGAGAAATATTTAAAGGATGGGGGATCAATTGAAAAGATTGATACTACACCCCACCCAACTGAGAAAAAAGTAGCCCACAAGTTTGATGTCCTTGAGGGAGTCAACGTGGACTATAACTTATCAAACGATATCGAGGATTTTGAATGAACATTTTCCTTTTAGATAATGACCCATACTACTGTGCTCGCTATCATTGCGACCAACATGTTGTGAAGATGGTGGTTGAGTATGCTCAACTGCTATCGACCACATGGAAATGGTGGGCTGAGAAATGCCCAGTGGTTGAAACCAATGATGGTGAGATCAACTGGACCAAGTTCCCACAATACAAAACTATTCTTGATAGGTCTTATAAAAAGACACACGAGAATCATCCATCAGCAATCTGGGCAAGGAGTGGGAAAGGTAACTACCTTCAACTCTTACGCCTGTTTGACTGTCTATGTAGTGAATACTCAAGAAGGTACAAGAAAGTACACGGCACATTTAAACACTTTGCTTATGATGGACACACAAGATTGCATGTTCACTTTGGCAAAACTGTTTTCCAAATAGACGCTCCCCCACCTCTTGGGTGGCATCGATCCAATACTGTTCGTCAAATGTTTATTGAGGAACCTGGGCTGTATGATCATTACGATTTCCCCCAATGTATGCCCGATCAGTACAAGGTCAAAGATAACCCAGTCCTAGCTTATCGGAACTTCTACAAGTATGAGAAGTCTCAGTTTGCTAGGTATCGTAGAGCAGACAAACCAAGATGGATGCTTGATCTTGCTACGGAGTTCACTACTCAGGAAGATCCAAACATCTACAATGAGGATTGCCCCTCACATATTCAGTGGTTCTATCAGAAGGAGAAATCAAAAGATGCCAACATCGAGAGTTACTAGGCATAAGAAAGCAGGGTATGAGCGTGCTGTATGGGACTCTGATCATCCAGACTACACAACTCGTTGCCCTCTTCAGATAAGGATTAGGAAAGCAGGCAAGGAGATGTATGAGAAGTTTGGTGCTCCTGTCACTTCGATAGAAGCAGAAAGAGAACTCAAAATACTACTTGAAATAGTCTGTGAGACACATGCTATTCCACTACCGCTTGAAGTTCTCAAGCATGCTAGAACTTATTTTGTAACAAGAAGAATGAACCCTGATGAGCTTGACGATTGGTTCCATGATACGGAATCAGTCAAGGTCTGCTTGGATATAATTAACAGGATGATAGATGGCTGACCCCTACCCAACTGCGACTAAGAAAGGCATTACTGTGGACAACATTAGAAACCACATAATGTGTGAACTTACGGAATTACCAAGAGAGAAGTTTTACAAGGAGACTAAACTTCTATTAATAGGTTTAACGGAGAGTGGAAATATGCTGATACACCCACATGAAGCATCGATACAAAGAATACGAGAGTGGCCTGAGAAAACAAGATTGCGTTCTGCTGCTGCACAACTGCTCGTCAATAAATATCCGTGTACATGGAGACACATGATCAACTGCTACGGAGTTAAAATGGATCAGCTTGTTGGGGTGAAGAGAGATCCGTGGCAACTAGGATACGAGCAACCATTTGTAGAGCATGAAGGTGCTGAGTGTTGTCAACCATTTATAGATAAGATCATGGCATCAGGTGGATCTGATTCTTTATCAGACAAAGCACTCCGTCAATGGGAAGTCTGGGCTGAACCAAGTGATTTGATATCTAAACTGATGAAGCATTGTAGAACTCAGACACATGTTATCAAGAAGTGGAAAGTTGGGAGAGAGAAGTTGTTGATGGAGTATGAAAGATTAAAAGTAATCCTCCGACTTGAAGGGTTTAACCTTGAACAGATGCAACATGAGTATGAAACAATTCCATTTTAGAATTATTCTCATTTTATTTCTCATGCTGTTCATACAAACATGTATCAATAATTAAAATGAGAATGATTATATCACCTAAAATCGCTGACCATTTGTTTGACAGGTTATTACTGCACACTGTATGTATCGATAAAAAGAATGGTGTGATCGGTCGTGTCCCAGGTACTTCACATCTGGATATCTACAACATGTTGGTGTCAGGCAGGATTCCTGGTCAGCATTTCCACACCACTGATTCTAGTTACAGTATACTTAAACACATGCTGAGATACCTGACTGTCAAGGGTACTCACAAGGGTTCAACCAAATATTTTTTCGGTGATGAAAGTGAGAAAGGAGATATTATTTTTCACCTTTAATTTTAACTGAGGCTATGTATGATGGATCGCTCACCTCAAAATGGAGATTCAATGTTAGGAAAGCAAGTAACTTTTGAACTAGAGTACAATGGTAAATGTGAGCATGTTCGTGGGAGAGTAAAACAAACTGTTAAACCTTGTCGTCAATACCCAAATGGAGTGATCGTTGTTGACAATGGGAACTTCGTTTATTCATTAGACCCAATCTATGTGGAGATACGCGATGGAGAGAATAGGAGGTTTGGTTCTTAACCTGAAGAAATCAGAGCAACTTGCTATAACTACTGAAGATGGTAGTAGAGTTGTAATACGTTTGGTTAGTTCAGGTAAGCACCCAAGAGTGGTGATCAATGCACCAAAAGAAATTTCTATTAACAGAGAAAAGATAGTTGATGTCTATGCCTAGGCAAAAAATGAGGAGGACTGGGAAAATGGAAGGAACTCGTTTAACTGTGGTCAAATACAGTCATACTGTAAATAAAAAGAGTATTTATTTATTTCGTTGTGATTGTGGTAATGAGAAGAAGCTCAGGATGGATCATGTCCAACAAGGTGAGATTGTTTCTTGTGGATGCAGACAAGCTGAAGCAAGGATTGAGAATCTTGAAAAGACAAAGGACATAAGACCTGCCCTTATATCAGAAGGAAAGCAGGGTAAAGCACCTGCAAACAAAGGTAAGTTTGCGATCTATCAGTATCCTGGGAGCAAGTTGAATAGAGGTAAAGTCTGTTATGTTAATGATGCAGAACTCAGTCAAATATATCATGGGAATATGGATGACCCGACACAAGTATAGTTATATGAGAGTATGATATTTTATACTTGACAGTTGATTTGAGATGTGTTATACTAATGGTTGAGTTAATGTGAGGAACATTATATTGGTTCAACAACATAGTAGGATAATACAATGACGAAACTGTATAGGTATAGAGAGGTTGCTGAGATGTTGGGGGTCGCTGAACAGACAATAAGAAACTGGGTTCATCAGGGTAAGATACCAGTAGTCAAGTTGGGTTCGTCAGCAAGAGTCTCAGAAGAAACTGTGAACCGCATTGCAAATGAAGGGCTGAATGCTGATACCAACGCCTGAAGATTTTTCCCCAAGAGGGGAGATCATTGCTTCTACTGTTGATCTGAGTCCAGAAGAGTTCTCTGATCTCAAGCAGAAGTATTCAAGAATGGGTTACTTCTCTGCATCTCAATCGCCTGGGTTGCTTGGTATTTATTCTTCAGCGACTCAAGTGTTTGATGATATGAAGAGAGAAGAACCAAAAGATCTTAGTAAGTCTAAGTCTTGGGATAAGATTAGATTTGGTAACTTGGTTGAGAACTGGATTGGGGATCTTGCTTCACGCATGATTGGGATCGATGTTTTCAATGACCCATATATGTTGGGTAACAGACAGCATCCTTGGATCTGTTGCAACAAGGACTTCCATGTGGTTGAGAATGACAAGTATCCAGGTCGTTGGGCTATGGAAACAAAGTCAACATCGAACTGGCAGATACGGAAGAAACTTGGAACTTCAGGGTCTGAAGATA